GTAGAGTCTGACAATACACCACCTACAGAAATTGTAAAAAATGAGAATGGTTGTGTGAAAAGAAGTGATCAAGCAACAGATGTTGATGATGATTACAAATATGGTCGTGCTCAATTGTATTCTTTAGTTGAGAAAGGTCAAGAAGCGATTCAAGGCGCTTTAGAAGTTGCACAGAACACAGATCACCCTAGAGCATATGAAGTTGCTGGTAACTTAATTAAAAACGTAGCAGACATTACAGATAAATTATTAGATGCACAGAAAAAATTAAAAGATATAGAGGAAGAAAAACCAAAAGGTCCTTCTACTGTAAATAATTCAGTGTTTGTTGGTTCTACAGCAGAACTGCAAAAAATACTTAAACAAAAAATGTCAGATAAATAGAATTAAACGAGGATAAAAGTCATGGTATTAAAACCATATGGATCAGCAGTAGATATTAAAGCTGGGGCTGGTGCTTTCAGTGGAGATAAGTTAATATGGGTTGTTAATACTCATAGTGCTGCTGCTAAAGTTACTGTAGCAAATGCTACACCAGCAATTATTTACGTTCCTGCTGGGGAAGGAATTTTAATAGAGAAAGAGCCTGGAGCTGCTGTTGAAGCATCTACTGCTGGTGCGAACGTATGGGCAACTGCTTGTGCCTTTGCAAACTAATGGAATGGGATCTAGAAGATCTTAAACAATCCATTATACAAAGTTCTATTGATCATGAAAAAATTATGGACGACACATTTATTGAATCTTTGAAATCAGAGGGCTTTGTTTATGATGAAGACAAAGATAGATGGTTTCGTTTATGGAATGACGGTGGTGATATTGGTTTAGAATTATATAAAAAACAACCTGATGGTAGATGGGAACAAATTTTGTCAGGTCAAAGTGAGGATAGTGCTTTCCATGAAGATATCATATAGAACTTGTTTAGCATGTGATTCAACATGGTTAGAAGGACAATTATACTGGAGTGATGGTAAAATTGGATGTCCACATGATCTTGCAGGCTTACTTTGTAATGATCTGAAAGATCCAGATTGTATAAATCCATGTAAGGGGTCCAATAGCGGAACCACATGGGAGCATAAAAGATTTTGGCGAGATGAAAAATGAAACTCAAATTACCCAAGAAAAAATTATTTGACGCTGCACTTAAAAATAACAAGTGGCCAGTGAATTGGTTTGACCAGAAAAAAGATAAAGAAAGAAAAAGACAAGAAAAAATTGCTAAACTGTATCCTAAAAATGAAAAAATTACTTAAATATCTTTGTTCAGTAATTATCATTGGACAATTATGTGTAATTATGGTACAATTAAACCGTAAATCAGGATTTACATGTAAAATGTCTCCTGATGAAATTGTTTATTGCTTACAACGATGATCACACCAAGAGCTCCTAAACCTAAGATAAGTTTTTTTGAAAGACTTTTAAGGTTATGGAATAAAGACAAGAATAGGTAAAAATACCTTTGTTGTCATAAATAATAGTGTAAAATTACGGGCCCACGGCTTAAAATCGTGTCTCATTATACAGTCGGTTATCACGACTTACAACATCATCATTATGAAATATGTGAATATGCATCAGATGCTTATGAAGCAAGAATAGAAGCATTGGAGGATGTTCCTGATTTAAAAGGGCATCCTCATTTTATTGACTATGTTACTAAGGAGGAAGAATGAAGGACTTACCAATCAAATCAGCTTGTGTTATTTTTGGTTTAATTATTGGAGCAGGATCTTTTCTTATACCAATAGCATGGGCCCATCCTATATTAGTATAAAAAATGGAATTAAATGATTTAAATGTGAATAGTGTACTTGACGAAATACGTCCTTACATTGAAGCAGATGGAGGAATACTTGAATATGTTGCAATAGATTACCTTAAAGAAGGACCTATTGTAATGATTAGAATGTTAGGTGCTTGTGCTGGATGTGCTATGAGCGCCCAGACTTTAACTATGGGTATTGAAAAAGCAATTCAAGATAAATTTCCAGAAGTCAAACAAGTTATCAATGTATGAATGAGGTTGTCTGGTCAATTAATATAATGTGTGGTATACTGTTAGTAGCAGTAGGTATAGTAATTTACTACATATTTAAGTACGATGAATTTTGGCCCAATGAATAAAAAACTTATTACTGTTTTAGGTATTCTAAGTCTTTCTGCAGCTGTTAAAGCTGAGTTGGTAGCAGATTTTACTGATGAAAATTTTGATATGAATGTGTTTGCTCAAGAATGGAATAATGGGTTGAGAGAATGGGAATTGGAGAAACGTAGAACTAATCCAGAAGTTTCTATAAATAAAGCATTAAGAGGATTTTGGGAGGAAAATTATGGGAGCGATGACACCCCCAAGTCGGAAGAGTTGTTACAACTTCCGAGTGACGGAGATTAATCGTGTTGTTGACGGCGATACTATTGATGTCACCATTGATCTTGGGTTTGACTTATACAAGAAAGAAAGAGTTAGAATTGCAGGAATTGATACGCCAGAGAAAAGAACTAGAGACTTGGAAGAGAAGGCATTGGGAATAGATGCTACTAACTGGATGAAAGAACAATTAGAGGAAGCTATCAATGGAGAGTCTGAACTTACTATACGAACTGAACTCAAAGGCGGGATGGGTAAGTATGGTCGTTTGCTTGGTTGGTTATATGTTGGTGATGCTGATATATCTCTCAACGAAGCCATGATTATCTCAGGGTATGCGTGGGCATACGATGGAGGTACAAAGAATAAAAACTTTGAAGAACTACGAGAAATTCGTAGGGAATTTGGCACATTAGATAATGGTTGATCTTATAATATTAATTCTAGTACCAACGTTATTCATAGCATTAGTAATAAGGTATAGAAAGCAAGTCAGATGGTTATTGACACCTCTTATTTGGTTCAAAGATATAATTGATCCACAATGGTGGGCAGAAAAAATATTTTATAAGTTAAAATTAGATAGAGTTGCTAATAATCCATATAAAAGATGGTTAGAAACATTACCTATGAAAAAGAAAATTGCTATTGAATTAGGTGTTGGTATACCTATTTTAATTTTAATGGATCACTATTTTCTTATGCCTTATTTTGGTTTAGCAATTCTACCTTGGAATTGGGATTGGAGTGGAGGATAATGGCAACTAACGATGTATATCTAGGTAACCCCAACCTTAAGAAGGCTGGTACTCCTATACAATTTACAAAGAAACAAATAAATGAATGGGTCAAATGTAAAAATGATCCACTATACTTTGCGTGTAATTATATTCAAATCATCTCACTTGATGAAGGTTTAGTACCTTTCAGCATGTATGATTTTCAAAAGAAAATCTTGATGGATTTTCATAAATCTAGATTTAATATAGCAAAACTACCAAGACAGACTGGTAAGTCTACAACAGTGGTTGCTTATCTCTTGTACTATGCTATATTTTATGATAGTGTAAATATAGGTATTCTAGCAAATAAAGCATCTACTGCTAGAGAATTGTTAGGTAGGTTACAATTAGCATATGAAAATTTACCTAAATGGATGCAACACGGCATTCTAGTTTGGAACAAAGGTAATGTTGAACTTGAAAACGGATCAAAAATATTGGCTGCTTCTACGTCTGCTAGTGCAGTTAGAGGTATGTCCTTTAACATTCTATTCCTTGACGAGTTTGCATTCGTCCCTAACCACGTCGCAGAACAATTCTTTGCATCAGTATATCCTACTATTACTTCTGGTAAATCAACTAAAGTCATAATTATATCAACTCCTAATGGTATGAACCACTTCTATAAGATGTGGGAGGATGCTAGAAACGATAAGAACGGTTACATAACAAACGAAGTTCATTGGTCACAAGTACCTGGCAGAGATAAGAAGTGGAAAGAAGAGACAATAAAGAATACATCTAAAAGACAATTTGCACAAGAGTTTGAATGCGACTTCTTGGGGTCTGCTGATACACTTATCAGTCCATCAAAATTACAATGCATTCCGTTCAATGACCCAATTAATTGCAATGCAGGACTTGATGTTTTTAAGAGAGCAGAAGAGGATCACGAATATATTATTACTGTTGATGTTGCCAGAGGAATTGGTGGCGACTATAGTGCTTTCATCGTGTTTGATATCACCACTCTCCCGTACAAGATCGTTGCGAAGTACAGAAATAATGAGATTAAACCTGTACTGTTTCCCTCGGTCATCTTCCAAGTAGCAAAGGAATATAATAACCCGTATATTTTAGTTGAAGTAAATGACATTGGAGATTCTATCGCTGCTACTCTTAATTACGATCTTGAATATCCTAACGTTCTTATGTGTGCTATGCGTGGGCGAGCAGGTCAAGTCGTGGGTCAAGGATTCTCAGGAACAAAAACACAATTAGGTGTTAAGATGAGTATAACTGTAAAGAAAATTGGTTGTGCTAATCTCAAGGCAATCATTGAGGAAGATAAGTTATTGTTTAATGACTTCCAAATATTCCAAGAACTTACTACGTTTGTACAAAAGAAACAGGCGTGGGAAGCAGACGAGGGGTATCATGATGACCTTGTTATGTGTATGGTATTGTTTGCATGGTTAGTCATGCAAGACTACTTCAAAGAAATGACTGATCAAGATGTTCGTAGGAGGATATATGAAGAACAACGTAATCAAATTGAGCAAGACATGGCTCCCTTTGGGTTTGTTGATGATGGTATGGGTGATGATACCTTCTTGGACGCAGACGGAAACCTGTGGGAATATGGAGATAAGCAAGAAGAAGTTGGTTATATGTGGAACTACTGATGGATATTGGAGATCAGTTCAGTCTGGAACATCTTTTATTCAAAGAAAGACGATGCAGGATATGTGGTCAACAAAAGGTTTTAATTGAAGATTTCTATCTTGTAAGGAAACATAAGAAAGGATTACCTTCTGGATATTCCTACGAGTGTAAGGACTGTACTGTAAAAAGAGTTACAGCATCTAGAAAAAAGAAGAATAGACCTAGACCTTTACCTCCATATCTAGCAGATTATCCAGACTGGTAGAATGTTCATGCGTTGTTTCCCCATCTAAAGCATCCA